CTGCATACCATTCTTATGGTAATGATTATACAAAGATGAACGCCTTCCTAAAGGAAGGTTATGTTGTCTGTGGGGATGACATTGTCATCTTCGACAGAGAAGTTGCATTAGTCTATGAATTCATAATGAATTCATTAGGCGTCAAGATCAATAAGACAAAGTCTTTTGAATCTGATCTTGCCGAGTCTTATTCACGTGCTGAATTCTGTAAGAAGTTAGCAGTGAATGGACATATCGTGAGTGGAATATCGCCTAAGGCTTTATTCCGTAGTGGCATGGATAAGGGTCAAACCCTTATTCCGTCAGCCATTGATAGTCTAAAGACTATCAATGGTGGCTCCTTACTAAGCAAACGTTGCTTGGAAAAGGTAGCTAGTCGCTACCCACGTCAGCTCCACAGTATTCCTCTGGAATACGGGGGGCTAGGGTTCGTCACAGACGTGCCCAAGTCCAAAGTATTGGCTAAAGACGGCTTCGTAATAGTATATCACTATTACAAGCTTAAATCTTTATTATCCTACGGGATAACTAAAGATGCTCTTTACGGAATGACATCGTCAACTGACAATGCATTCTTTGACCAATTAACCCTAGTGGACGAACTGTCACAGTTCGAACTAAGGCTTTCCAATAAGTTTTCCGATGGAAAACCACTTTGGATGAGATTGGCTTCCCGTGAACCGTTATCTGCAAATCCTCAGGATTTACAGATCTCACGTGACCTTATTTCCATTTTGGAAAGATGGGTCAAGGTTCCGGGTGCGTACCACTCAGCTTCAGAAGATGAGTACTACTTCGTAGTCTCTAATCTTCCGGAGATCTACTCTAAGTTGTCTAACAACTTATTTGTTGGAACTCCAACTAAGTCACAGGATGTTCATCCTATGCGCTTAATAGAAGCTAAGGCTGCTTTAAGAGTCTATAGACGCTTAAAGAGTCGCAACAAAGATGGTTCGCCTTCTCTCGCACTTGTGCGTGAGTGGGATAATGAAGTAGATTCGAATTCGAATCTAATTCACCAACTTGCTTACAACCAGGCCTAATTCCCAGAGGGAATTATGGTACA